TCTCGATCACAGGATTCCTCCGATCTTGTAAACAAAATCGAATGACATGAGCCGCAACTGAGCGCCGCTGGTGATGGTCTGAACGACCAGAGAAGCGCAATATCCCAAGCCAGACACGTTCTGCCAGTTCTTCTGTATTGATAGACCGCCGCCCCACAACCCCACATCCCACTTTGCTGTGTCCCAAACACCTGCTGATAGAGGCGTATAGGACAGGACGCCACTAGGGGTGGTGTCATCGAAATCGACATTGAGACCAAACAGCGTGCCAGGTGCGCCATCAGTTGACAGGATCGCCCGGGCCATCGTCCACTGCTTGAGTTGCCCACGCGACCCGAAGTAATTGAATGCCGGTTTCAGGTATGTGCTGATCGACACGCCACCATCAGTCGTGCCATCGAATGCCTTGCACACGGCTGTGGTGTTGCCGAAATACTGCTGATCCTTCCATGTCTCCCAGCAACGCGCATTCCAGTTCTGAAAACGGCACCATGCACCCGTGATCGTGTTCATGACGTACTGCTCAAATACGCCGCTGGTAGCCTGCGGGACGTTGATCAACAGCGCATTCTCAGTGGGTGTACTGGTCATCTGCCAGCCATACGTGCCGAATGTGGCCGATATCTGGTTAGCCAGTGCATACTGGATCTTGTCAGTGATCACTGTCTGCGTGTTCACACGCGAGGATTGCAGGGACTGAGAGAGAGGCAACATGCCATCGAAACACAGCACCAGCACATCGCCACCGAACTTGTACAGCGGCTTCATGCCAACAGGGGCAGAAAAGTAATACAGCCCGATCAACGCCCAAGTGGATGCGCTGGAAGGATCAGTGCCACGATAGATGGCAATCTCTCCATTGCTGGACATGAACACCAGATGATCATCCAGCCCATAGCCGCCATCGAGTGACCACGTTTCAATCGCGGTGATGGTTCCACCACGTTTGAAAATGGAGCGCAAGTCCATCAGGTTGAAAGCGCCGAAACCACCGACGGGCGAGTACCAGACTTCCATCGTGTTTTTGATCGTCACCCACAGCCGCGATTTGTGCGAAGTGACGTAATTGATGCTGGTAGTAGTAATACCCGTGATAGCTGGGGTGGATGCCCCATCGACTGCGATCCATGCTGCACCATCCCACAAACGGGGCTTGTCGAACCCGTTCACAGCCATCAGGTAACGCACACCACCGGTTGTGGTGAAGTTAACGTGGATCCACTTGGCATTGGTCAGTCCAGTCTGAACCGCTGCACCCACCGCACCTGAACTAGTAGCATCGTAGAATGACGTACCCGAAGCCGCGAACAGCCTCTCCTGGGTATTGCCTTCATAGAGCATGAGCGTTTCAACAGCGGCTCCATACCCTGTAGACCAGTTGCTATAACCTTTCCTGACAGCCACATCAGCGGGCGTCGGGAACCAGTTGATCATCGTCACCGCATCATCGGGCGGCATGTTCGCAATCGAATCGCGCGCATTCCAGCCACCCAAGGGAGCGGGGATGGACGCGGTATGCGCAGTCTGGTTATGCGTGGCTGCCCGCTTGGCACGCACTGATTGGGATGCGCCGAACATCAGAGTGTCCAATTACCAGCTGGGACGAGCGTGCCAGGATACACATCTGTGTTGTACCCCTTCAGATTCAGCTTGGCCCGACCACCGTCTTTCGCCATCGCATCGAGTACGGCATCGTCGTACTTCTCATACGCGGCCGTGAAATCAATTCCCTTGGCACACTGGAACCGCCATACCGCGCCCAGCATGATCAGGCGTTCTTCCAGCACAGACACATCCGTGTCCGATGTCATGGCAGACTTGCCCGTTGTACCGCCCGAATCAGTCGCCCACGCACTCGTGATGTACTCGAAAAAGCAGGACTGCCCGGCTGTAGCGACCGGCGTGAACAGGATGTGCTTGTTGCGGATGATGTACTGGTACCACGGCCCCTGTACGAACTGGGCTTTCAGTTGCTGCCATTCAGCAGGAGATTTCGGGCCGAAAATGGGCCTGCGCTGAGTGCGATTCCAGATCGTTTCATTGACGATGGATTGGAAGGGGGCCTGCGCATTCGTGGCCGTGCAGATCGTCTCGATGTTGCCCTGATCTTCAGCAGCAAGCGTCGTGAACGCGGCCTGATAGCGCATGGCTTGCCACGGATTCCGGGCAGCCAGTTCCTGGCCTTCTTCATTGACGAAGGCTACCAGTTGCTGGATGTTCGCATCCGTGCTGCTCGCCGCCGCATTGGGCGAGGGCAGACCGAAACGGAGGGCGGCATTTTGGACTATCGAAAGTAGTGACATGCCGCCCTCATGTTAATCCTCTTTGCGAGGCCGTCCGGGGCCACGCTTCTGTTCAGTTCCCTGAATCAGTTCATCCACGCGCTGTGAAAGTTTTGCCACTGTTTCTTTCAGTGACTCATTCTCAGAACGTACCTTGTTCAACTCCTGCGCCACCACGCCCTTGTCCTTGGATTCTGCAATCCATGACTTCGCCGTGTCGCGCAGGATCCGACCATCCAGGCCGATCATGCCAAGGGCATTATCGGGGATGAGGGCTAGATCCTCGACCGTGGTGATGTCGAGTGCTTTCAGGCGAATCTGCTGCTCACGGGACGCCATCTGCCACGTAGCAGTGGGCGTGCCCTCGCGCGGCAGTTCGTTGCCCTTCAGGTACTCGTCATACTGATTGCGGAAACCAATCGCCCACTCATGGGGATACTCCCCCTTGGTGGCCTTCTCGCGGATCTGCTCAAGCCACTCAATGGCGGGCTTCTCAAAGCAGTCCTTCGACCCGAACGGCGTTATGCACGCCATGACAACAACACGCGGAATCGGCCTGCCAGCGGCTTCCGAAGCTTCCACGTTGCGACCATATTCACGTTCCTCAAAACGCAGGAACGGGGGACGCTTGTCGAACGAAACAGGAATATTCAGTGACACAGAGGTTTTCTCCGTTAGGATTTCTGCGAAGGCTTAGAAAGTGCTTTTTCAATAGGCCAGCCAACCTTCAACCTATTTCGCACAAGAACGAAAGGAATATTGTGTTCATCAGCAAGATCATTCAAAGCCAATTTGCTTCCTTCAAACACAACAAAAACAGTATTCCTTCTATTCCTTACCTGTTGCTTCTGGGTTTCCCATCTGCAATTTTCAGGACAGTAGTCACCATCATTATCTATCCTGCCGAGTGATCTACCTTCTGGTGGATCTCCCATATCAGCATAGAAATTCACAAAATCCAGCCACCGTTCACAAACCTTGATTCCTCTGGCACCGTAGTTGATGTACATGGCAGCTTTCGGATTCAAGCAACGTCGTTTCATGTGCGCCCAGATACCGTAAACTCTGGTGCCTTCCTTTCCGTGCTTCGTATGTCCTATTGAAGAACATCGATGACACATCAAAGACAACCCGAGTTTTATTCCGCTTGATTGCCTTATTGCAGTTACGCCGCAATCACAACGAAACTCGAAATACCCGTATCTCACATACCTGACAGCCACCCAGTGGTTAAATCGCTGTCCAGTTATATCAACGAATCTCTTGTCGTCTGACATGGTGGGACTCCTATTACAGAGTCCCACCATATCACAGAATCACATCATAGCAAATGCGCTATTATGTGATGGCTCCTTGCGCGAACGGGTTATTGATGATCGCAGAACTGAAACCCGTGTAGGTACCAGTCGCCGTGATCTGACCCGTTGCGGTAGCGAGCTTGTCGAACGTCGCAATGGCTGAACCGATGGTGAACCGCTTGCCGTCCGGATCCATCGACGCCACCACCGACGAGGCCGGAATACCGGTGCCGGTGACAGCCATACCCAGGAAGAAACCGTCATAGCCCGTAGGGGCCATCAGGACACCACTGCCATTCACAGTGTTGACGGTCAGGGTCTTGGTGCCGGTAGCCGAGATGCGCTGCCGGAAGTTCACCAACTGCTTGCCCGTGGCCGAAGCACCACCGATTCCCGCTGCCGCAATGGCAACCGCCGCATCAGCGGCAACCGTGGCACTGTTCTTGTACACGCAACGGCCTTCCGTCTGCGCCCAGAAGTACGTGCCAGAAGCCGCCGGACTCATCGCCACACCGAAGGGGAATCCCTGAAGCGTGGTGTTGGGCAGCAGGGCTGCCTGATAGACCTCATCCCACATGACCAGCGAGCCTTTCAGCACCGCGTCATTGGACTTGAGGTAGACGAACTTGCCGGTGCCCCAGAACGGATCGACCGCCGTGATGGTCAGGCCCAGCGGCTCGCGCTGAACCGTGTCCGGCACCTGGAAGTCAGACTGAGCCTGAGTACCAGCCAAAGGAGAAATAGTAGCCCACATAAATTTTGCTCCTTAAGCCTTGAGGACGCCCTGGAGCGAGCGGTTGCTCGTCACCAGATTGCCCATCCACAGAACGGGGATCACCACGGCATCCTGGTTCACGCTCTGGAGTTGATCCATAAGAGTGATGTTCGCGTCCCGGTGGACAACGACTTCCATGTAGTCCGTGTTGACGAAGTAGCCGTGAGCCGCCGGGATACCACCAGACGAGTCAAAGAACACATCAGCGCCCTTGTACTTGAGCGACACGAAGCCAGCCGTGCCGTTGTACGAATCGGTCTGCGAGGCATCGTTCGTGTACCGCTTGAGGGACACCTGACTCTGTTCGAAGAACGTGTAGTAGTCATCCGACAGGACGATCACATCTGGCTGATCGGTACCGCGAGTGAGCTTGTAGTACAGCGGGGCCATCAGCGATTCGAACGTCGTGGATGACACCGTGATCGCACCACCGCCCTGCAAGGGCGCGGCAGCCGACTGGACGATGTTCTGCCAGAACGGGAACGTCGAACTGTTGATCTGCCCGACCGTGCCGGTACCGGCATCTGCGATCAGGGCCTGAAGGCCGTTGATCTGGTTGCTGGCCGTGCCGTCCGAATAGATGTCCGTCGAGAGGCCGTTCTTGAAGGAGTTCATCGCATTGCGAATCTTCGCCTTCGTGAAGTTGATGATCCGGCTTTCACCCATGTTGGTGCGAAGTTCCAGACCCGAAGCTGCCACGTTCACAGCGACCTGACGCCACGGGTACTCAGCAGCAGTCAGCACATCGACCGCGTTGATGTTCAGCGGGTCGAAACCGCTGTAACGCTGGTACGTGCTGTTGCTCGCGTATTCAAGCGGGGCAACGATGGACAGGCCACCATCTTCCGTGCGAATGCGACCCTTGGCAGTGAGTTTTCGATACAGCGCGTTGTGCTTGCTGACGTTGTCAGCCACATCGCTGCTGTGCTTGCGGAACGTGGTGGAAGCGAGTTCCGACCACGTAGTAAAGATTGAACTGATGCCTGCTGGCATGGTGAGACTCCAGTAGTTACGAGGTAATCATTCCCAGTGCGCGTGCTGTCTCACGGATAGTGTCGTCAATCGTTCCGGGTTTGGCCGGGGCGAGAGTCGATCCTCTACGCGGTACGTTCACGCTCGATGCTTTTCTGGCAAGGTTTACCCGCTCCTGGTTCTCAGTGCGGCTCTTAGCCTCTAGCTGTTCCTGCTGCTCCCTGATCAATATCGACCGGATTTCGGGGTGCGCCCAAATCTCTTGGTCATAGGCGGTTTGTAGCACTTCCTTTGCAGATAAGGAAGGGTTGGCTGCCCGGATTTGAGGAATACGGACATTCAGGCCATCCATCACATTGTCCACATACGGACGCAAGGGCTTGCCAGCGGCGTCCGTTTCGCCAATCCATGTCGCAGCCGCAGACTCAACCTGCTGGCGCTCTTGAGCCTGTCGTTGACGCTCCTGGGCCTGCAAATGCTGAAGCAACCCATCCACACGAGGATCGTTAATGGCCTGCTGTTGAGGCGGAATAGCTGCAATCTGTTGCGATTCAGCAACACCACCACTAGGAAGGGGGACATTGTAGTGACGGATCACCTGCTGCAAGAACTCACTTTTCTGCTGGGGTGTACCCATACGGAAAACGGCTTCTGCCCGTAGCAGGTCGCCGAACATCTTTTCAGGCGTGCCCCCGGCACTGTCGATCAGCATCTTGTACGGGCTGATCACTTCGCGCATCGAGCGGCCCAATTCGGCATCGGGCAAGAGCGAGGACTGCCCTTTCAGGAAATCTGATTCCCGCCGATGCACTTCAGCACGAATTTCAGGCGGGAGCTTGTCCCAGGTTGCCTTGGCGGAAGGTTTCCAGGATGAGGGGGCGCGATTGATGTCGCGTGCAGGCTGGTCAGGGGCCGGGACAGCCGCTTCCGCTTCAGCAGCAGAGGGAGTGTCTGCTTTGGTCTCAGCAGGCTGCCCCGGCTTTTCTGTCTGGGTGGACTTGGCGAGGAATTTCCCATCGGGAGCGCGTTCACGCGCATCGACCTTGGGTTCTTCATCGACAGTCGGTGTCTCTGTTTCGAGCGGCAACTCTGCCTGAACTTCAGGTTCTGCCTTGTCGGAATCGCCATAGATGCGGCGGTATTCCACGCGCAATTCGTCATCGATGGACGTTGTGGAAGTCAGTTCTTCATCAGCCATTGGGGTTTTCCCTTACTTGGAACGAAATTGTTTGCGGATGGATTCTGGCGCTTCTGCCCAAAGACGATGAGCCATGCGTTCGGCCAATTGATCAGTCTGGCGCTCTTGTTCCACGTGGAACTTGCGCACTTCTTCCAGTTCAGCCTTGCGGCCTTCATAAGGGCGCGAACCCGTACGTTTCAGATCCTCACGACGCGCTTTCTTGCCCTCGATCCACTTTCCAGTGACCGGAGATTCGTAGCCGGGCAGGTCGGACTGCACGTAATGAGATTGGACGCGATTTTCGTTGAAGTAGCGCCCATCTACCGCGACAAGGGTAAGAACCCCGTCGATCCAGCGGTAAGTTTTACGGCTCATCTATAAACCACCCAGCAGAAGCGCCAAAATCGCTTCCTCGTCGTCGTTCTTGCGAACCACAATGGGTGATAGCGTTTCTGCTATCACGACTGGGGTGACAGTATCTGTCTGTTTTATAACATTGGCAACTGTCTTTTCGATAGTCTTAGGCGTGAAGTCAAACTTACTGCTCTGATCGGTGTTGAATCTGGCATTTAGATCAAGATGGTCGCGGGCAGCACGACGGTGCTTGCGGCCATGTCCAGGCGGTTCACCACCAGATCCACCAGCGCCAGGATTTGAACTAGCAGGGGGAGTGACATAGGTGATCCCAAGATCACCAAAGGCCACCACACTGGGCACACACAGGCCGTTGATGGCCCCTGCCGCCAACAGTTGCAGGTCGCCATAGGCGATGCTGGCAAAGACCGATAGTCCGTCTAGTTCACCCGTTACCCCAGCGTTACCCGTCAGGACGGACGACGGCGAGGACAGACCCGATGCAGCCAGTGCCAGGGACGCTGAGCCGAACATCTCCGTACTGGGGACAGACTGACCAGCCGCACCCAATGTCGCCCCGGCACTGCCTATCAGGACAGAGCTAGGACTGCTCAGTCCATTGATCGGGCTGGTCGTTCCGGCTGGCTGTAGATCACCATACAGGACAGTGGAGGGGACGATCAGGCCATCCAGTTCGCCCGTCACCCACGCAGAACCGATCAGGACGCTGCTGGGGGCGCTAATGCCACTGGCGGCATAGGTGATGCGCAGATCACCAAACGCCACGCTGGAGGGCGTACAGCGGCCCGCTAGGTTGCTGGCTTCACCTTCGTTACCGAATACAACTGAACTCGGCGCGCTGATACCCGCAGCCGCATACGTGACCGTACCGGCTGCGAAGGCGACCGATGATGCGCAGGAAAGTCCCGCAATGGCGAAGGCCATCGCTGCGTCGCCAAACGCAGTGGCCGTTGGGACTGATAGTCCACTGCCCGCCAACCCGTTAGTAGCGCTAGTGTCAAAGGTATCCAGTACCGGACTGCGCAGATTGCTCAGCGGCGTGCCCAGTCTCAGCCTGCGCGGCGGGACGCCTGCCGTCTGGTCAATGAACGGCGGCTTGGTCGTGCCCGTATCGAGCCGTGGGCTTCTGAGGCGACTCCACGGTGTACCAAGATTCAGGAACCGGGGCCGGAATCCTGCCGGGTTCTCACTATCTACCCTGAGTGTCGTCCCGGTATCGTACTTGCCACGCAGCCGACTGACCGGCGTGCCCAGCTTCATGCCAGGTTTCGCTATTGGCCGAGCAGCCGTTGAGTCACTGGTCGATGGCAGATCGAAGATCGACCCGCCGACTACCGTTCCAGTAGCAGTCTGCGGGAGCGCGTCGCCATTGACGCGAA